ATGTCTCTTTCTGTAGATCAAGTGTTTATAAAACAATTTGAAGCAGATGTTCATTTGGCATATCAGCAAATGGGCACAAAATTACGTTCTACGATTCGCAGTAAATCTGGGGTTGTCGGAACATCTACAACTTTTCAAAAAGTTGGCAAGGGTATCGCCAGCACAAAATCACGTCACGGTATTGTGCCAGTGATGAATTTGAATCATACACCTGTGGAATGCACTTTGCAAGATTACTATGCAGGTGATTGGGTTGATGCATTGGATGAATTAAAAACCAATGTTGATGAACGTCGCGTTGTTGCGTCTGCTGGTGCGTATGCGTTGGGACGCAAAACAGATGAATTGATTATTGCTGCGATGAATAATGCAACACAATATGTTGGCGATTATTCAACTGGTTTGACCAAGGCTTTGATTATGGAAGCGGTTGCAAAATTAAATGCAAATGATGTGCCAGATGATGGTCGCAGATTCGCAGTTGTTGGTGTGCATCAGTGGAATGAATTGATGTCTATGAATGAATTTGTTTCTGCGGATTACGTTGGCGGATCGACACCTTTGGTTGATGGTTGTGAATCCAGAAGATGGTTAGGCATTAATTGGATTTTATGCAATTCGTTGCCTTTGGCAAACAGCGATGATCGTGATTGCTTTATATATCACGCATCCAGTGTTGGTCACGCATGTGGTCAGGAAGTCAAAACAGATATCACATGGCATGGCGAACGTGCTGCACATTTCATCAGCAACAGCATGTCCCAAGGTGCGGTCTTGATTGATGCCGAAGGTATTGTTCGTATTAAATGTGACGATGACGCCGCTTAAAAATTCATAACATAACCAAAAGGAAAATCAAATGGCATTTCAAAATAAAAATTTGTCTGTGATTGCATATGCAAATGGTTTCACATTGTGGCATTACAAAGAAAATGCGACAATCGCGACTATAACAGCATCTGGATATTTCGCCAGTGTAAAATCTTTGATGAATTCGGGCGATATAATTCTGATTAATGGATCAAACGGAACAACAATGAAAGTATTGTCTGTATCAGATGATGCAATCACTGTTGGCGCTTTGTCATAATTTTGTATGTATAAAACCAGGGTCGCTTTGGCGACCCTGAAATCAAAGGTATAAAAAATGTTTACAAAAATAGATTTATGTTCAATGGCGTTGTTGAAATTAGGTGAAAAACCAATTCAATCATTGCGCGAAGATTCTGCCGCTGCTCAGTTAGGGCGAACGTTGTTTGAACCTGTGGTTGATACGTTGTTATCTGCTTTTCCATGGCGTTTCGCCAGCCAGAAAATGTCTTTGAATAAAAATTCAGACGGCGATTTTATTATACCGTCAAATGTTTTGCGTATAGTAAAATGTGATGGTCAAATTATTGGCAATGCAATCAAATCTGCATCAGACGAATTAGACATTGTTGCGGTCATTCATATGGAACCGGAATCTTTCCCAGGGTATTTTGCATCATTGGTTGCAACAAAACTGGCGATGGAATTTTGTATCCCTTTGGTGGGCGATATGAATATATTCAAAATGATGTCTGCGCTGTATGAATCAGAATATCAATCTGCAAAATTCATAGACAGCACTACATCCAACCAATCAAACATAGATGATTTTTCTTTGATAAATTCAAGATTTTAAATTTCAGGGGGTTATGCATGGTAAATTTTCTTAAAACACAGAATTCTTTTGGAAATGGGGAAATATCGCCTGAATTTTATGCTGCTAATAATATAAATGGATTATCAAAATTGGAAAATATAGATGTTCTGGAATCCGGAGGATTAAAACGCAGACCAGGTTTAAAACAAATAGCCGCGGCTTCAAATGGTTCAATAATAGTTCCTTTTTCAATATCTGAATCAGAAAAATATTTATTGGTGATATACAATATATCCATAGATATCTATCAAAACGATGTAAAAATTACGACTATCAGTGCGCCATGGACTGCATCAGATTTGCCTAAATTACAATATGCACAAAGATTTAATAAAATCTTTTTTGTGCATCCACAATATGCGCCACGTATTTTGACAAAATCGGAAAGCGGTTTTGCAATTACCAATTTTGCATTCAAGATTAAGTCTGATTCAGGAGTTAATATACCATTTGCGCAGTTCGATGACGCATCAGGAATTTCTATTACAATCACGAACAGTAACCAAGGCAATAATTATGCGACATTTACCACCAGCGCGGATTTTTGGGGTCAAAATTCCATAGGTGAAAGAATATATATTAATAATAAACAATGGGTAATATCATCCGTCCAAGATGCACGCGTGGCAACAGCATACACTAATGGGGATTTTTCTCTGCCGGGCAGCCCAGTTTACGATTGGTACGAAGCGGTTTTTAGCGATAAACGCGGATGGCCCAGTTGTGTTTCTTTCCATCAAAACAGATTAGTGTTTGCCTGTACAACGTCTGCCCCGCATTGTATTTGGATGTCCAAAGTAGGCGATTATTCTAATTTTGATGCAGGGACTGGATTGGATGACGAAGCGATTTTTGTGACTCTGTTGTCTGCACAACATCATCAAATTTGTACATTGATCAGCAGCGACAAATTACAAATATTGACGTCCAGAGGTGAATGGGCAATTTCTAATTCTCCGTTGACGCCATCAAATGTTGATATCAAACAACATACGAATATCGGCAGTATAACAACAAGATATTTGCCGCCACAACAAATAGAATCCAGAACGGTTTTTATTTCTGAATCCGGCAAAGATATTCGCGAATTAGATTTAGATGCGTTGGGTGAAAATTACAATGCAACTGATTTGTGTGATTTTGCAAAGCATTTGATGAATAATCCAATCAGTATGGCATATAACCAAAACAACCATCAATTATTTGTTGTGATGAACGATGGTAAAATGGCTGTGTTAAATAATTTTTCAAATCAAAATATTGCAGCTTGGGGGCAATATAAAACAGACGGTGACTTTAAATATGTTGCAGTTTTCAATAATTACACGTATGCGATTGTAAAAAGAGGCAATACGAATTATCTAGAAAAATTTGATGAAAGTTGTTTAGATGATGCAGGCGCATACGGATTTGATTATAAAATATCTGGGTTGCCAATAATAATAAACGGGCATAATCCAAAAATAATTCGGGTGCGCAAAATATCTCTGCGTGTGATGAATACCAAGACTTTGTTTGTAAACGGATATCGTATGGAGATACCAGAATATGCCTATGCCGATGGTTCTTTGGGATATTGTGGTGATTTATCGATGAATCTGTTGGGGTCGGAACATGACACTATGCAACCATTGTGGACAATTTCCAGCAGCGAACAGTTACCAGTGACCATATTGTCTGTGACAATAGACGGTTCGTACAACATATAATTTTAATCAAAGGAGATTTTTTATGGGACAATTTGTATCTGATGTGACAAAAGTGCTTGATTACAAAGAAGCCAAAAAGACAGCCGATAATCAGCGTCAAAAAATATTGGCGCAAATGGCAGAAGACGAAGCAACAAAAACAAATTTGATAAAGAAAGTTTTATCAACCCAACGTGCTAAATACGGCGCAAATGGAAATTCTGGAAACGGGTTTTCAGAGAAAGCAGTATTACAGCGTTTGCGTGATGAAACGGCAGAACCATACAACAACAAATATAAAAATAATTTGGAACAAATGCGCAAAATAAAAACTAAAAAACCAAATTTAATTAAAACGTGGCTGTCCAATATAGATAAAATAGCAGGCTAGGGGGCAAATATGTATAAAACGTCGTACACAGGAAATGGCGCAAATACAGAATTTGTGTTTTCTTTTCCTTTCTTTCAAAATGCAGATGTCAAAGTTGCAATAGATAACGAAGTTATTGACACGAATCAATATGATGTGAATCCGAATAATAATTTTAGTGGTGGAACTGTTGTGTTCGCTGTGGCACCCGCATCTGGCAAGCAAATAGATATTTTTCGGCAGATTTCTTTGAACAGGGTGATTGATTATCAGCCAACCGCAAAAATAGATCCCGAAGATTTAAATTCTGATTTTAATTTTTTGTTGGCTGCATTTCAAGACATACAAAGCGTGAATAGCGATTTATCACAATGGCAAAATGTGCATGACAATTTGATAACAAAAATAGATTATACGTTAGACGTTATCTCAGATAAACTATCGGGTGGCTCTGTGTTGGGGCTGTATTATAATTTATTAAACGTATTGAACAGCGCATTACCTGTGTTAATAAACGATTATGGTTCTGTTGCAGAAGAAGCAGACAATGAAAACGGTGACGATTACGGCAGCCTATGATTTTCTGGATAAATGGAACGAATTATTGGGTTTTCAAACGCCAAATCATCATAAACAAATAATGCGATTTTTGATTGATGTTTTAACCCAAGAACCACATCGGGGGCTGTTAAACGCTTTTCGACATTCTGGAAAATCCACAGTCGTAGGTATTTTTGCAGCATGTGTATTATATCATAATCCTGAAACCAGAATATTAATATTATCCGCAGAATCAGGGTTGGCATCTCGTATGGTGTCACATATAAAAAATATTTTGGAAAACCACCCGTTTTGCACTGACATTTTGCCTGATGTGAAAAAAGAGTGGGGCGCACATAAAATTACTATCAAACGCCCAATCGGAATCAGAGAGCCGTCTGTTATTTGTCAGGGAATATCAGGAAATATCACTGGGATGCGTTCGGATTTAATAATATGTGACGACGTAGAGGTTCCAAACACATGCAATACACAACAAAAAAGAATAAACCTGCGCGAAAGATTGCGAGAACTGGATTTCATTCTGTCACCACATGGCGCGATGATTTACATAGGAACGCCACACACCCAAGATACAATTTACCAGATTTAATTCTGTGCGCCTGTATCTGATTCTTTGTCGGGCGATGATACAGATGACATAAACGTGCGCAATTTCAAAAGCAATTCTTGACCGGAATCACCAAACATTGGCAAATACGTTTCAAATTCTGGCATGTCTGCTTGGATTTGGGCGCGATTGCGTTCAGTCAGAGTTTCAGATGTCAATTGCTTTGCGGAATCCCACATCTGATACGCCTTGGCAGTGCGCACAACATTTTCCCATTGTGGTAACATATCTGGATGATTTTGCAATATTGATTTGACATCTTCCGTCCAACTGGCACCGAATCTGCGAATGAAATCTAATTTTTTAAGTTTGCTTAACCCTTCGACGGTTGGTTCAAAAGCCGCCAATGCAGACTTTAATTGATTTAATTCTTGTTCATCTAAACTGTATCTGGATTCTTGGCTGGCAATCATACCACCATATGGTAATAATTCGCTGTTTATAGTGTCCATTTTTGTTTTTCCAGTCCGCAAATTGTTTATGTGTACAGATAACCGTTGACCCGTAGGCAATTTAACAAGTTCTTCCATAACCTGGGGATCGTTAGATTCGGCGATTAATACACGATTCACTGCGGCCCAGCCGCCATTTATAACATGTGCCTGACGATAAAGGTTCAACAAGCGTTGAGCGATAACATGTGGTTGTTGTTGCATATAAATCCCCCCTTGGTTTGTATACAAACTTATTTCATAACAATCATAATAACCTTGTGCATTGTTTTGCAATCAATTTTTTCATCAGGATTTGATATATGACCATAAAGTTTTTTATGCGAATCCTGACGTATGGTTGCAATTTGTGCATCAACGACATCTTCGTTGGTCATTTTGGCGAAATCTGCATCAATGCATACGGCCAAATCACCAACAGATGGTGTCGCATTTGCATCAACAAACACATACGCAGATTCTGGGATAAATCCACCCAAACGTTTGGAATTTGGAATAACCGCATAAATACCGTTAACACCCTCCAAAGCACTGGGGGCAACAATCATAGATTCATCAGATTTCTTTAATTTGATGGATTTACCGTCTGGTGTTCCAAACACAGGGACCAACTTTTTGCGCGCATTATCATACAATTGGGCGCCATATAACCCGTCGGTGATATCCAACCCAGATTCAGGATTACCCGGTTCTAACACAGATTTAACGCGTTCTTTGACTTTGTTTATCTGTTTGGTCAATTCACCAGAATTATACAGGTTGGCGATTTCTTTGAATAATTGATCGGCGGTATAACCAAAAGTTTTAGCCAAAACATCAATTTCATTTTCATAGATATCACGCTGTCCAACTTCGATTTTATGATATACAGACAAAGTCATACCGGCCTTTTTAGCGGTTTCTGCAATAGTTTTTTCAGCACGCTGACGAATTTTACGCAGCCCAGAACCAAATATTTTTAAACCGCTGCCTTCGTTGTCTGTTAAACGACGTTTGATTTCACTTTGCCATTGATTCGCCACAGAATCAGATTCGTGGATAAATATATCCGACAGTTTACAACCTAATATGGTGCAAATATTTAATAACTGTTTTTGATTCAGACGTCTGACACCCTTTTCGATTTTCGATACAGCAGACAAAGATAAATTTGCACGACGTGCCAATTCAGTCATTTTCATACCACGAGATGCACGAATATTGCGAATATTATTTGGAAAAATGATTTCTTCTTGTGCCATAGCGAACTCCTGTTATATATGTTGACAAAATAATAGTAAAAAATTATAACCTTGGCAAGAAAAATAATCAAATAATATCATCAGGAATATCATTGAGATCAGAAATTGTTTGGACATCGCTATCGGGCGAAGAAACATATTGTTGTTCAAAAGATGTATCCGGTGAAAAAGGTTGGCTGTCAAACTGTGCCACGTTATCAAACAGATAATATTCACCGACGAAACTAAGGTGTATCGTTTCTGGTTTTCCGTGACGGTTTTTCGCGATAATCAAATCTGCCTTGTTTCGGGCGCGATCTAAACGATTTTGCCAATTCTGCATAGTTGTTTCAGATGGCGAACCAGATAAGCGTTTTTCCGGTGAACGACCGTCCAGATAATATTCTTCGCGGTATGTAAACATAACGATATCCGCATCCTGTTCAATAGAACCAGAATCACGTAAATCTGATAATATTGGGCGTTTGTCGTCACGCTGTTCCACACTGCGCGATAATTGAGACAATGTAATCACAGGAACATCTAATTCTTTGGCTAAAATTTTCAATCCGCGGGTGATTGTGGACAACTCTTGGACGCGATTATCGCTGTTTTTGCCCCCAGGCAATTTCATCAATTGCAGATAATCAATAACGATTAATGCAATGCCACCGTATTTTCTGGCAATTCTGCGCGCGCGCGTTTTTATCATAGGAACAGACATATCCGCCGTATCATCAATAACCAAAGGTATCTTTGACAATGCGTTTGAATATTCAGACATTTTCATGAAATCTTCGTCTGTCAAATTACCATCACGCATATGTGATGCCGGTATTTTCGATTGAGACGACAACACGCGTGCGGCCAATTGCTGGTTTGACATTTCAAGGCTGAAAAACACGACCGCGCCCTTGTATTGTTCATTTGCGCGACCGTTATATATTGCATTTGCCGCATTAAAAGCGATATTCATAGCCAGTGTAGTTTTACCCATACCAGGGCGACCTGCAATAATAATCAAATCAGAATGGTGCAGACCACTGATAGATTTGTCTAAATCATCTAATCCGGTTGTTAATCCAGATAATTTGCCGTCTGCTTTGTAGGCTATCTCAGCCTCTTGCAATGCGCCATGTAATGCGTCTGCCAATGAAACAATATTTTGTTCAGATTGCCCCGTAGATGCCAAATTGAACAATTTTTGTTCTGCGGATTCTATTTGGGCGTCAACAGTGTTGTCCATATCTTCGGTATAGGCGTTGTCAATAACATCCTGACCCAATCCGATTAAATCACGACGACGTGCATTATCAAAAACGATACGTCCATAATGTTCAACATTTACGACAGTTGCACCCGCAGATGCCAATTTGGTCAGATAATCGACGCCACCAACAGATTCTAAGACACCCTGTTGTTCAAGATAGTTTTTCGCAGTAATAACATCAAACGGAACACCGACAGAAAATTGACGCAGAGCCAATCTGTATATCTCTTGATGGGCGGGATGCGAAAAATGTTCGGGCAACAGAAATTCAGACACCGATTCCAATGCGCGATTGTTCATTAAAACAGCCGCCAGAACCGCCTGTTCGGCCTCTAAATTCGTAGGTAAAGTTTTCGGAGTAAAGTCCATGTCCATTAGATTAAACGAAAATTTTAATAATTCAATACCTTTTTTAAATGGGTATAAACAATTAAAGATACCGATAATCGATGATGCCGGAAATCCGGCGTGGCCAGAGATGTTCCCAATCGAAAAAATAAAAGAATTGGAACGCATAGTTGGGCCACGACATTTTTCAGCCCAAATGATGTTGCAATATGTCGCCGAAGAAAGAATTCATCTGGATCCGGGCGCTTTGCGATTTTATGATGATGATTTTGATAATAAATTAGCGCGAATCGGTGATTATACAATTACTGGGGCGTGTATGTATTGGGATCCATCATCTGGGCGTTCTGTATCAGATGGCAGTGTATGCGTTTTAATTTATCGTGATGATAAACACAGCAATATTTTTGTTCATGATATTTTATATATGACTGTAAATGACGATGATATTCATCCGTTGGCCACACAATGTTCCAAAGTATTAAATTTTATGCAAAAACATAAAATTAATCGTATCGGCATAGAAACAAATGGCATCGGAAACGCATTGCCTGAAATCATCAGGCATGTTGCAGACGCCAAACATAATATGGTTAATGTTATACAAATTTCTAATCATATAAAAAAAGAAACCAGAATTCTAAATGCTGTTGAGCCTGTTTTAAATACAGGGCGCCTGTTCATGCACAATCGTATTCGGCAAACAATGTTGTTATCTGAAATGTTAGCATGGACGCCAACAGGTTCGATTGAACATGATGATGGTTTGGATGCTGTGGCAGGTGCTTTGTCCATGGCGCCAATTCCAATCAGACCTATTTTATTGCGCAACAGTTCAATTACGGCAAATACAGAATTTAAAATATAAAAACCAAAGGAAAAAACAAATGCAAAAAAATCTTATGCAATTATATAAACGTGCCTTAGACGAACGTGAAATTTGGTTGACGCGTTGGAAAACAGCAATGCGTTATACTATCCCCACAGATGATGCAGATATATCTACTTTGTTTGATGCAACGGCATCAGATGCAGTTGATAATTTGGCGGCGTCTATGTATTCTTTGTTAACACCACCAGAATCTTTGTGGATAAATTTGGTTCGTGAAAGCGAATTATCGCCAAACGCAGAAATCGCCACAGAGGTTTTGCGCGCGCATTTAAATGATTCGAATTTTTATACGACAATTCATCAATGCTATATAGATTTAATAGTAATGGGAACGGCGTGTTTATTCATGGCAGAAAACCCAATTGGTGCAGATTCTGCGTTTTCGTTCACTGCGATTCCCATGACTGATATTGCATTATTACCAAATGCGGTATTCCATACAACATCTTTGCCGGCATGTGACATTGTGGAAAAATATCCCAATATTACGTTGCCAAAAAAATTGCAAGATATAATCAAAAATAATCCACAAACACCAATCAGGTTGGTTCAATCTTTAATCGGGACAGATTTTACCGCGTGGATTGATGTCGGTGGTGACCTGGAAAACAATATTGTTGCGCGCGGAACATTTGAAACAAATCCGTATATAATTTTCCGTTGGTCTACAATCAGTGGTGAATTATATGGTCGCGGTCCTGTATTGCGTGCTTTGCCAGATATAAAAACTGCGAACAAAGTTGTAGAATTGGTTTTGAAAAATGCGACTATTGCTGTCAGCGGCATCTGGCAGGCAGATGATGATGGTGTAATCAATTTATCAAATATAAATTTAACACCGGGTGCAATTATTCCAAAAGCCGTGGGCAGTTCGGGGTTAACGCCATTGTCCAGTGGTGCAGATTTTGACGTGTCTCAAATTGTTCTGCGTGATTTGCGCGACAGAATAAGACATTCATTATTGGCAGATAGATTGGGGCTGTTGTCAGACAAAGAAATGACTGCAACAGAAATATTGGCGCGTAATTCCGATATGATTCGCATACTAGGTGCAACGTATGGTCGTTTGCTGAATGAATTTATTAAGCCTATGTGCGAACGCGGATTGCAAATATTATCCCGTCGCGGATTAATAGAAAAAATATCTTTGCACAGTGATGCGGAATTAAAATATATGGCACCAATCGCCCAGATGGCACGTGAAGAGTTAAATATATAAAGGTACGACCCATGGAAGCCATAGAAAAACAGTATGCACGTGTGTTTGCTGGACATGACGGTAGTCAGGTTTTGAATCATTTGCGTTCTATCACCATAGAACGCATTTTTGGTTCAAATGTTTCAGATAACGAATTACGGTGGTGGGCAGCACAAAACGCACTGGTGCATCACATAGAAAACTTAATCAAGAAAGGCAATAATCCAACATAG